TGTTCATGCGCCGGTGGAACAATGGTCGATTCATCGTGAGGAGCCAAAAGATTCTTGACTCTTTCGACCTTTGATTTTGGCTCACCCCGGACAGGTTCTGCTTCTACGACCGGTTTATCATCAAAATTAACGGCTTCCTCGGGGGTATAGGTTCCGACAGCAACCCCCGGAAACACGGTCCTGATGCCTTCCGAAACGACCCTTGCTCTGAGCATCTGTCGGGGGTACTGTATCCAGAGATCTTTTCCAGTCAAACCAGCCTTTTTTGCCATTTCCATCGTCCAGCTTATGCGGGCCGCCCCACCCTTGGGATGGGAGAACACGGCTGTCACCTCATTGTCGTTGATCGTTTCCCATGAAATGGAACCTCCCGCTGTCTGGAACCTTGCCAGCATGGCATCGGCTTTTAAGGTAGGCCGATTCTGAATGATATGGTAATCCCTTGCCGCAATGGCCGGGTGCAAACCTTCGGCCTGTGCGATCAGCATGAGGGCAATGGCCTGCTCCTTCGTTTTTATTCCGAAAAGTCCAGACTTCGTGACGGCATCCGCCATCCGTTCGATTTCGGAGTAGGAAATGGTTGCGACTTCATTAGACATTTTATTCTCCCTTCTTGATGCGGAATACCCGCGTTTCAACTTCCGTCTTGTACTTGTTGTAAAGCTCCAATTGCTCCATTTTGAACCTTTTACTATCGAACCGGGATGATTTCTGAGTTTTCCAAGAGCAAAGTCCCCGGCCATCCCTTGCAACAAGAATGGGTGAATCCTTCATAAAGCTCTTGATTTGTGTTTCCAACTGCTCCATCTGCTCCCCGATTTTCTTCTCCTCATCCTTGAGCCGGGAAAGTCTGTTCACCAGCTCCTCCAAGGATTCATCGGCGATTGCGATTGCGCCTGTATCTCTCGGATACGCAAGGGAAAGGTCAGAGAGAGTCTTGGGCTCAGGCATCGTTCGGGTCTGAACCATCTCCCAGAATTTCACCTCCCTTTCGATGATTGCATCGATTAAATACTGATTCTTTATGATCTTATAAACCCTGAAATCCGACCGCCCGATCAGAACGGGAATCCATGCAATCTCCAGTCCCGTCACGGCCATTTGAACCTGTGTCTGTATGATGTACTCCACCGGCACCTCGTCCGTGCCTTCTTCTCCCCATCCCTCATATGAGCCGGTGGTTTTGGCCTCCACCACGGCGTTGTTTGTTAGTCCGTCCACCGTGGCCCGGATGAACGGATGGTCCGGATGAAGAATTTGTTTCTGTCGGTCAATGACATCTTCCCCCGTCGTCTCCTCGAAGAGTCCTATCACAATGGGTTCTAGAGCCGTTCCCACCTTCATTGCAAGAGTTTCTTCCGGACCTTCCGATTTCCCAACTTTCTCCATCCAGACATCCAAGGGGGTCCTGTATCGGGACAGTCCCACAATCGCCGCGGCCTCGGAGGCTCCAAGATAATGTTTACGATTGTCCATCCGATGCCTCGTTTTCTTTTTGAGAATCCATCTTCCCCTTCCAATATTTGGAAAATGCTGCGTTAGATTCCTTCGGCGCAGATAGCGCGTTTTTATCCGGATAGCACTCCTTCTCGATCATCTGGATCAATAGCGGGACATACATAAGCGGTATAGTGATCGGTGATTTGTATTCCTGTCTGATAGAAAGGATTCCCTCATTGAGCGTGATTTCGATTTGATTAACTTCAAAAAGTGTCGCCATTACTTTCCTCCCAAGATTCTGAAATATTGCCAAATAATGTCTAATAGCATACCCAACGCCGCACCAAAGACTACGATCATCACAGTCACATAGAAGGGCTCTGAGAACGTAAATCATAAATACGGTCGAGAAAATTACCCATCAGACTACCCCTTTCAGTTCCTCTTTCCTAAGTCTTGATAATTCGGACAGACTGGTATCATGCGCTTCTTTGACAATCTGCCGGACTGTTGGATCAACTTGGAGCCAGTGAGCATCCACTACCTGCAACGCATGAAAAAGATGATCTTCTATCTCCTTGATTATCTCCAGATTGGACATGATTACCCTCCTTTGGAAGCGGGATAGAGGATAAGGATCGACAAATCCGTGTCTTCGATTGTTTCGAGACGCTGGACCAATTTCCCCTCTTTGACAAGTTTTTTAATCAATGACCGAAAATTTGCCGAATCCATCGACCTGAAACCAACCTTCTTATAGTAAACCAGCGGCTTCCCCGGATCTTTCCGGACAAGCTCCAAAAGTCTTTCCCCGTGTGTCACCTCGGACCTCCTAAAATTCTTCTATGCCCGTGACCGTGATCGTGATCCTGACTGTAACCGGGACCCTGACCGGGACCCTGACCATGACCGGGACCCTGACCATGACCTGGACCGGGACCCTGACCGGGACCCTGACCATGACCGGGACCCTGACCATGACCTGGACCGGGACCCTGACCATGACCGGGACCCTGACCATGACCCGGACCCTGATCCTGATGAGGACAATGCCCATGACCATGACCATGACCATGACCTGGACCGGGACCCTGACCGGGACCCTGACCATGACACTGATTCTGTCTTTTCAAACCCCATCCTCAACATTGCTGCCGTCATTTAACTCCCCCTCACGCCACGCCTCAATTCAGACGTGGCGGTCTCATTTTTTGATTATTTCTTAGTCCGCTGAGTACCATTGATCTCTACCGCATCGATCACGGCTCCCCGTCCGACGATCACCCTCCCGTCCGGGAAGGGCTCGATCTCCGTAAAATCAAGGCTCTTGAGAGTCTCGGAGAAGCGTCCAGTGTCCGCGATCCATGCAGCCTCTTCCAGCACAAGCTCATGCTCTGTCACGGCTACCAACCGCCCTGTGTCGATCATGGTCACGGTCCGGATGAGGTAGATAGCCCCGATTTTCCAAGGCGATGAAGAAGATGAAGTTTTTCCAAAAATGTCCTTGTTGAGTGAAAGTTCCATTTTTGTTACCCTCCTGATTGTCCTTAGTTCAATCTCACATTCGTGTCAGCTCCGTCTCCCCGCCGGGTCCCTCCATCCCGACTTTCTGGACACCTCCGAGAGGTGGGTGAGTGGCTGAATGGGATCAATATACAACATTACGTTTCATTAGTCAAGCAGTAGTGTATCACCAGGAAGAGATTGAATTATTGCACCAATTGTTGTATTGTTTTACCGGAAGGAGGCCATTATGGAAAAAAAGACAATCGAACAGGTCATCGCATTCTTTGGAACCCAGTCCGAGCTAGGGCGCCTTCTTGGAGTAAGCCAGCAATCCATCCGTCATTGGATAACGCGTGGTCATATTCCTATCCGTCGGGCTGTCCAGATCGAGGAGGTCAGCGGGGGCAAGATCAGGCTCATGGATATTCTGCATCTGACCAACAGGATCGGGGGTCTTGAGTGATCCGCTTCTTCATTCCCGGCGATCCGGTCCCGAAAGGCCGACCCCGGATGACCCGGAGCGGCCATGCCTTCACTCCGGCGAAGACTCGGACATATGAAAGCAAGATCGGGTTGTTCGGCTCGCAGGCGATGTCCGGAAAACCTCTTCTGGAAGGCCCCCTTCGGGTGGACATGATGGTGGTTCTCCCGATACCGGAGAGCTGGTCCAAAAAGAAGAAAGAGGAGGCTGTTGCATGTCGCCTGCTCCCGACCGGAAAAAAAGACCTTGATAACTTCATCAAATGCCTGGACGGACTGAATGGGATTGTCTGGCACGACGACGGGCAGATTTGCTCGATCATGGCAAAAAAGGCTTACGGAGAGAGACCCGGGATGTATCTTGAAATTGCGGAGATATGGGGGATAGAGTAGTTCCAGCTCATCCGCCACGTGCGGAAGGAGTTACACTGATGCTCTGATGTGGATATAGACCATGAGCTGTAAACGTGGTAGATGGAATCAATCGGATTATTCGGGGTAATCCGACCGAACCATCACTCACACTAATGGCTTCTTTATGTGCGGGGAGTGACGACCCCGAAGGTTTCTGACTGGACCGTGAGTTCCAGTCCGTTGCTCCCGCGCATATTGAGGCCATTTTTATTTTTAGGAGGAAAAATGTTGCCAACACGTCAGATTATCCCGGCTCTTCCCGGATTCTATGCTATTTTTCCCGAGAAAGAAAACGGGACATTTTCCATACACAAGGAACCCATCATTGCCTGGGCTTTTGACACATGTGTGATGAGGAGGGAATGGGGTCAGCCTCCTTTTGAAGAATATCTTGACACGGTGGTTTACCCTCTAACAACCGATCCAGCGGGGGATATAGAAATTCGATATGTTCTGGAACCCGGTGGATGTGTTCGTTCTTTTGACTGTTATTTTCAATCACTGGAAGAGTTTATCTTGCATCTTGAACGCGACGAGAAGCGAATGAAGGCGAAAGAACGTATTGCAGATTAGCTCGTCCGCCAGGATGGCCTGGCGTCTAACGTTTACAGGAAGGAGGGTTCTTCAATGTTGAGTGACGACGATGCCCGGCAACATATGGACTATGACAGGAAAGGAATGCATCTTGAACATTGGACCATCCAGGAATTCCTTGGAGTTCTTGAGGACCTTTCGCGCCTTAATCCGGATATCCTCCTGGACGCGAGGATGACTCTGGGCGAGATCAGCCTTTCCCGGAAGGCCCTCATCACGAGGGGTCGGTCCGTCGAGCCCGGTTCAAATCTTGAGATCGCTCTCTGGAACAGGAATCTGATATGACGCCGGAAGCAGTGGCACTCCTCAAAAATCTGCCGACTTCTTACGATGCAGAAAGAGGCCTTATTTCTTGCATCCTCCAAGATCCATCCTTACTCAGATCACTTCCTGTTTATGCAAGCCTTTTTCAGTTCGACTCGCACAAGAAGATATTGGCGATCATTGCAGAAATGGAAGAAGACAAAAAACAGATCGACGTTCTCCCCGTTTGGGAGAAAATAGAGAAGACTGGCATCTGCCAGGACCTCGAAGACTTTGAAAACCTGTTTTATCTCTCGGTGTCTCCTTCCTATGCATCCTTCTACCACGAAAAGCTCAACAACATCGCGATTGCACGAGAGATCATCCTCTGCACGGGAACCATCCAGGCCCGGGCGAGGGACGGAGAAGAACCGGAAAAGCTGGTCTCTGAAATCGCAAAGATCCTTGAAAAACTTTCTGTGTACGCGGACAGAGAAACAGAAGAAATTCGCACGCCTCAAGACCTCATGCAAACGGTAGAAAAACTCTACATGGAAGATATTCCGACTGGGGTTAGGACGGGGTGGTACTCTCTGGACCAGCATTTCAAGCCTAGACCGGGAGAACTGACGCTCATTACCGGAATACCTGGACATGGGAAAACGGCGTTCCTGGACGCTCTCCTGATCAATCTTGCCCGGATTCACGACTGGCACTCTCTTCTCTTCTCCGCGGAAAACCTTCCCTTTGAAAATCATTTGGCAACTCTTCTCGAGATCAAAACCGGAAAGCCATTCAGGAAGGGTTTTCACGAACGGATGAGTTTAGAAGAAATGAGAGAAGGCATGACATTTCTGTCCAACTATTTCACATTTCTGGATCCCGGAAAACCATCCCTCGATCGTCTTCTTGTTCTGGCCGAAAAGTCCCTCAAAAAAAGACACTCAAATGTCCTGGTTATTGATCCCTGGAATGAGATTGAGCACGGATGGGGGGTTCATCAAACGGAAACCCAGTACATAAGCGACTGCCTCATGAAGATCCGGCGTTTTGGACGCAAGCACAAGCTCCATATCTTCCTGGTCGCGCATCCCATGAAGCCCAAGAAAGAAGCGGACGGCTCCTATCCTCCACCTACTCCATACGACATCTCAGGTGGTGCTCACTGGCGCAACAAGGCCGACAACTGCATGACTGTTTATCGGCACATTTCAAAGGACGGAGAAGAGGATCCTGAAACGGAGATCCACATCACGAAGATCAGGTTCAGGGAGGTCGGGAAAATAGGCGTAGTCAAATTGGCCTATGACCGATTAACGGGCCGGTATTCGAGTATTTGACAACGTGCCGGGTGACGCCCGTACAGCGTCCGATCAAAAGTCCTTTTCTGCCTGTGTCAGGAAGGGAGCCCGGCATAATTTCTCGCACAGGGGGAAACAATGAAATCAGAAGACATTTACCGCACCATCCTGGTTCGCATGTGGGGGGATCAGAAATTCCGCAATCTCTCCCCGCTCCCGCCTTCCGGACAATCCCTCTGGATATACCTGTTGACAGGACCCTTTTCAAACCGGATCGGATTCTTCAGGGCAGGCGAAATGGCCCTTGCGGAAGAGCTCGGATGGGATTTGAAAGCCTTTCGGAAAGCCTTTCGGGAAGTCTTTGACCAAGGCTTGGTAAAAGCCTCAGCCGAAGACCGTCTTATTTTCATCCCTAATTTTACCAAAATCAATCGTCCTCTTTTTCCGAATGTGGTCACTTCCTGGGGGAATGAGTGGAAAATTATTCCGGAATGCCCACTTAAAATGGAAGCATGGGAAACAATAAAATCCAATCTTGGCAATAAGTTAGATGATCCATTCGTAAAGGCTTTCATAAAGGCTTGCCCAAAGCCTTCCGCAAAGGCTTTCGCAAATACATACCGAAAGGTGAGCCCAATACAGGAACA